CTAGGCGGCGTGCTCTTCGCCTTGTGCGGCACCACTTTCCAGACTGAATAGCAGTGCTCGTAGCAGTAGCTTTGCCTGCGGCTTCACTGCTGGAGATAGCTCATCGAAACGCCTGAATAGGTCCCGCATTTCGGCGCTCATGCCGGCGTTTTCTCCGAAGAGAATGGTGTCTATCGACACGTCCAGTTCTTTTGCCAGTGGGATTAGCTTGTCTGCTGGAGGTGGGTTTATGTCGTGCTCCCAGCCTATGTACGTGCTTTTCCCGGCTCCGATTCGCTCAGCAAGTGCCGCTTGCGATAGCTCTCGCTTCATCCTGGCACGCTTCAGGTTCTCGCCGATGGTCATGGCTTCTTCTCTTGGGTTGGGATTCTGCACCTGATCCTATGTCCTGTCTTTCTGTACAGTTTTGAGATTCCGACCATATAGGTCGAAATTTCAATTGACCATCTAAGGCGGAAAATCGTAACGTATCGGTCGATATTTCGGTATTGACAGGATTTCGATGCATGTCGCTTCCGACCGGCCCTCAGAGCAGGATGTTCTACGACTACCTCACGGTAGAGCAGGTGTATTCGCATCCGCTCCCGAAGGTGTCGGACACGGGCATTTGCTACTACGACCGGCGAACTGGTGAAACCATCCGCGATACAGCTCCTGGCTGGAAGCATGAGGGTAGCTATTCGACCCTGATCAAGATTCGCGTCGATGGCTGTAAGCTCCGAGTCGAGGGCAATCCCAGCGCCGTCAATCGGCTCGACAATCTCGACGGCTACCGCTCCCTGGATGACTGCATCGCGGTCTACAACCAAATCCTTCTTGAGTACGGCGACCAGTACGGTTTTTGGCGGTTGCCACGATTCACGAAGTGCACTGAGTGGGGGCTTCGCCAGGGTGATGACGGCACGAAGTCCAGCATGGTCGGCAACGGTGCGCGGATTCGGCGTATCGACCTGACCACGAACCGGACGGTGGGGAAGGGCAACGTGATGGCCTATATCCGGGCGCTCAGCACCCAGCGATATGGCTACAAGAACGCCCATCTCTACGAAGACGGGTTGACCTGTGACTGGAAGGCTCGCGACCACTACGAAAAGGCCTATGCGAAAGGTCCAGCCATTCGCAAGTTCCTGTTTCCCAAGTGCAAACGCAATTTCGGCGAAGAGTCCGCCGAGTTCCGCTATCTCCAACGCCTGGCCGATTACTGCGACGACCAGGGCGTCGTTCGGATGGAACAAGAACTCAAGAGTGAGTTTCTCCAGGCGAAGCGGCTGGAGTGGTGGGGATTATTCGATGAGCAGCAATTTCAGGCCATCCATCAAAAGTTTTTGGCCATAGACGACAAGCTCGAGGTAACGGCAATGGACTACAACACTATCGCTGATCAGTTGATCGCCAAGGGCATTGTGTCCAGTCGCCAGGCGGCCAATGCGACGGCAAATATCGCCCTGCAATGGATGAACTGCCCTGGTATCAGTTTTGATTTCCAGAAGTCTCAGATGCAGACCTATCGCGCTCGTCTGAACAAGGTCGGTCTGAATATCGCTCAACCCTATGACGTCACTCGCCATAGCGCGGTGATCGTGCGTCGTGCCGAAGAGATCGTGACCAACGATTTCTTGGTGCTGCCGGAGTTCTACCGGCATGCCGAAACCCCGCGTCATCTTCGGTTGGTGGCCTGATATGTGTATTCAATCTGAGCGTCCGTGCAGTTACTGCGGTGAATTTGGCGTGGTCGATGGTGTTGAGTTTGAGCAGGGTGAGCCCACCCTTTTTGCCTGTCCTGCGTGTTATCAGGAACTCGAACTGTGGCGTTGGGATGAACATTGTGATCAGCAGGATGAGGTCTGACGTGCTCGCTCCGACTCTCGAAGCCCTCGCGCTACTCGCCGGTGCCGCAACCCTCGTCCACGCCCTGGGCATATGGGCGCGCTCATGAGAACGGTCAGCTTCCAGGGCGCGACCCTCTCGGTCAGCGAACGCCGCTCGCTTGAGCTTCGCAAGCGTGCCATGGCGGCGGTAAGTCAAACCGTCCTGCAACAGCAGGTTGCGGCCACTCTCCAGGCCCTGGAGCAGCACAAAGAGCAGGGCGGTAAGCCCGAAAAGGTCTGGTCGACGATCTCCAACGAAAAGGGCACGCCGTTCCTGGGCGACGTGTTCGGGTGGCCGTGATGGCTATCGAGATCAACCGCCAGTCGTACATGGCTCTGCGCTCGGCCCTGGAGCTGGAACTGCTCGATGCCGGCATCGACTCGCCGGACCTGCTGAGCCGGCTTATGCGCCACGTGCTTGCCGCTGAATCCACGACTCGCGCTGAGTCGCAAACCGTTCGCCGTGCGTTCTTCACGGCCCGTAGAAACCCGCTGCTGGGCGCAATCCCTCAGCACAGTCCAGGGCGCACAAATCGCCCGTATATCCGCAAGAGGAAACCCTAATGCCCTTCGTCTATCTCGGCCTGACCCGCGACGCCGGAACCTCGAAAAAGACTGGCAACGCCTACGACATCGCGGTCGTGCACTTCGCCGTCGATGCCACGCAATCGACCCGCCCCGATCGCAAGTTTGCCCTCGGCCTGGAGCCTCAGAACCTGCCGATCGCGCCGGAAGCGGTGAGCCAGTTCCAGCGCGTTGAACCGCTGTCGTCGGTGAACTTCGAGTTCGAGCCGGACCCTCGGAACATGCAGCGCAATCGTATTTGCGGCGTGAAGCCACTGCCGAAAGCGGCTGCTCAGGCGGCTTCGTGAAATGAACTTCATCGCGTGCGACGGAACCTGGGCACAGTCCAACGGCGCAATAACGTGCGTCGGAACTCTTGTTCCTGTTGCGCGTGAAGAGTTGTCCCAAACGGGACTAAGTGCTGAAGACGCGGATTATCTGATAGGGCAGACCATCGCTCTGTTTGCCGTAGTTTTCAGCGTCATCATCGTGCGAAAAGCACTCAAGTAACTGGAGTATCGAAGATGCAAAAGATGAAAAAAATGATGGTTCGTGGCGGTGTCGTTCTTGGCTCGCTGGGTCTGCTGGCTGGCCAGGCGATGGCTGCAGTTCCGGCTGAAGCTACTTCGGCGTTGACCGAGGCCAAGGCCGATGGTGTTGCCATTGGCGGCGTCGTCCTGGGCGTGATCATCGCGATTGCGGCGTTCAAGTACATTCGCCGCGCACTCTAACTTGCCCTGGGGCATGTAAGTAGCGAAGCCCCGCATTGCGGGGCTTTTCTTTTGGGGAGCCAGTATGTCAATCGATCCTAATTCATATGTTGTCGTGGTGGTTGCGGCTGCGTTTTGGGCGCTTTTCTTTCTTCGACTGTAGGTGGCGATATGCGTAGGTTATTGCTTGTCGCTCTTTTGCTTTTGTCCGGCAATGTGAGCGCCGAAGATTTTTATTGGAGAATTGCTTATCCGGACGGGCAGGCCAAGCATAAGAGCGCCGAGGCTGCGTGTCAGGCAAATAATGATTATTACAAGAGTGACTATGGCTCTGGTTATTCTCGTATTAAGGTTAGAAATAAACCGATAGATGAAACTCACTGGAGCTGTTATGTCTATGCGTACAAGCTCGACTCTAAAGGCGTGGAATATCTTGCGGGTCAGCGTGGAAATAACGCTACTCGTTACGGCACGGAATGCCCGGCTGGTACTGAATATGATTCCTCTATAGGTGGTTGCAAACAGAATGAGGATGAAAAGTGCAAGGAAACTTTTGGTAAAGAGATTTATACGGACTTTCAGGTTGGCACTGTAAAAGACGGTCATTTTACTGACCCTAAATCGCCTCCCGCTTCTCTCTGTGAGTCGTCGTGCTTATATACGTCTCCTGCAACCACTGGCTCCGGTAATGGTTATCGCATGGGGCAGAACTTTGAAGTCTTTGTTCGGTACTCGTATTTGGGCAATGGTTCGTCTTGTGAGCAGGGCGAAACGCCTAATCCTCCATCTGATCGCTCGCCTAGTGGTTCAACTGATGAAAACTGCAAGCCGGTGGAGGATGCTGAGGGTCGTAAGAAGATGAGCTGTCTTAAGACGGATAGTTATCAGAATCCTGGCAATTTGAACTGTGGTATGGCTAACGGTCAGCTTGTTTGCGTGCCTGGGAAGCCTTCGCCGAATAAGAACGACACAACTACAAAGACTGATATTACGGAGACGACAAATCCTGATGGCTCCAAGGACACCACGACAACCACTGAAACTACGGTCACGACGTGTTCTGGCATGAACTCTTGCAATACAACCACTACCACCAGCACGACCAACAATAAGACGAACTCTGATGGTACGGACGGCGGAAGCTCGACGGAGTGCAAGGGGCCGGGCTGCAAGCCGTCAGGGGAGGGCGCTGGTGGCGACTCTGAGGGCGAAGAGAAAGAGGAGGAGAAAGAGTCAAAGGTTTCGGGGGATGAATCGTGCGATGCGGTGATTGCGTGCGAGGGCGATGCGATCCAGTGCGCGATGCTTAAGCAGGAAAAGAAACAGACGTGCGCCTGGGACTATGAAAAGGCCAAGGGGACAATCGAATCTGAGATTGCCAAGCCTGAGTATCAGTTAACTGAGACAACCATTAATACAGGTGAGCTATTCAATGCCGGTATTAGTGCAAGCCGCTGGTTGCCGTCCGCTTGCCCTGCGCCGAAAGTTATCTCGCTGAGTTCCGGTCCTAGCCAGACGTTTAGCTGGGAGCCTGAGTGTCAAATGGCCTCGTCGTTAGCGCCGATTATTGTTGGTCTGGCGTCGTTGTTCTTCGCGGTTTATGTCGGACGTTCTATAGGAGGTTGATATGCCACTGTTCGTAGCGCTGTTTTCGTTTCTGAGTTCTGTCGCGGGTCCGCTGGTGGCCAAGGTGCTTATATCGCTCGGCGTCGGTGCTGTGACGTATGCGGGGATTAATCTGCTGATTAGCCAGGTGAAGACATATGCCATATCTCAGTTCGGTGCGGTTGGTGCTGATGTGGCTGCGATTTTGGGCTTGGCCAAGTTCGATGTGGCGATGAATATTATTTTTGCTGCGGTGGTGGCCAAGGCTGTTATCTCGGGCATGGATAAGGCCAGTGGCAGCATTACCAAGATTGGCAGTGTCGGGAAAGGTGGTTAACCATGTTTGTTCTCCGCACCGGTTTGCAGGGTAATAGTAAGACTCTCAATACAATTAAAGAGGTCGACAATAAAGCCGCGAAAGAGGGGAGGACGGTCTACTATCACAATATTCGTGAGTTCAAGGCGGATCATCCGGCGATCAAGGCGGAATGGGTCGAGTTCGACAATCCGCAAGAGTGGTTCAAGCTTCCGCCCAACGCCATTATCGTGATCGATGAAGCGCAGTCGTTCTTTCGTGTGCGCCCGCAGGGTTCGAAAGTTCCGGAATATGCCAGCGCCCTGGAAACGATGCGGCATTCTGGGCATGAGGTTCATGCGATCACGCAAAGCCCGATGTTGATCGATGCGCATATGCGCGAACTCTGTAACTGCCATATCCATTATCACCGGGGTAACGGTGGAAATATCGTTAAGCGGTGGGAGTTTCAGAAAGTTCAGACGGACGTGAATAAGAAGTATGACTTCGCGGATGGTGAGTCGACCCGGATCACCATCGATAAGACGTACTTCGGCTGTTATAAGTCCGTTGCGGATGGGGCTGAGCATCACTTCAAGTTCAAGCCGCCTCGGGCGTTGTTCGTGCTTGTCGGTGTGGCCCTGGTTATCGGTTATCTCGGCTATGGCGTCTATGAGCGCCGTATGGCTACGCATGAGCCTGCCGAATCCGTTCCCGCGGCTGCTTCGTCGAGCGTTGCGCCTGCGGCCTCTGCGGGCGTTCCTGATGTCGATCAGGTGCGTCACGTGACTGCCGGTGAGTATCTGGCGATGCGCAAGCCTCGGGTGCCTGATGTGCCCAGCTCGGCGCCGATCTATGACGAACTGACGCGGCCGGTGGCGTATCCGAAGCCGTTCTGTCTGTCGTCACGTGATGAGTTCCTGGTGCAGAAGAATCGCAAGCGCATGGTGACCGGGTATCGTGATGGCCGGTTGTATGGATGCCGTTGCAACAGCCAGCAAGGCACGCGCCTGGATATCTCGTTCGAGGCCTGTATGGCGTACGTCGAGCACGGTGCGTTCGATCCGGCAATCCCTGACCGCGTACCTGCGGCTGTCGGCGTGGCCGGGCCGGGCGAGGCACGAGCCGGTACGGCGGCG